AATGATACATCTGTAGTAGCAAGCTCATCAGCTTTATCTTTGATCGTGTTAAGATCGATTGCATCCATTGACAGATTTCCTTTGTAGAATCCATAGTAAGCTCCACCACCATCTGGAGTGTTTGATTCGAGCAAGATAGCGACATCTTTTGAAACTGTGTCAGCCCCAAAGTCAAGGATGTCATCATCGTTTTCATAGCCGAGAGCTTTAATGTAAAGCGCTACTGGAATGTCCAAGAGACCAAGATCTACTTTGACATCTCCAACCCCACGGTTGTTTACATGGTAAGCGATGTTGCTTCCGAATGTTTTTGTAGGGTCAACAGCAAGACCGGAGATTTTTGCGGTTTGAGTCGCACCTTCTCCTTTTTTACCTTGGATGATAAAGAGGTTTTCTCCCTCTGTGATGGTTTGATTCCCATCCAAAATTCGAACTGTAAGGCTTTTAAAACCAACTGTAGCAGTTCCTTGTTTTTGTTGTGTCATATTAAATTTCCTTTCTAATAATCGTCATACAGCTTGCTCTTCCCTTTGTAAGTTCTAGCATCTGCATAGCGTTTGATTTCAGGGATCCATTCATCTAGACCCCCAGCGATTTGATAGAATCCTTGTGACTCCATCACCTTTTCGACTAACCCTTGCAATTTTTTGCATTCAATTCGGTTTGTCGATTCGACATTGATTTGATAAAGAAATGTTTTTGAAAAGCTTGTATTACTTCCCTGGTCACTTTGGATAGGTGGCCCTAGTGGGATAATAACAATACTCGTCTGATCTGTTGGTAAAGTTTCAGGACGCTCAAATGATTTGATAGTGATTTTAGAAAGTTCCTCATCGCTCATCAGAGCATCATATATTTCTGATATCTTGTCTTTAATCATCCAAGCCCTTCTCCTTTCAATTTAGTTGCTAACCTATATTTGAATTTTTCTTTGTTGGCTTCCGAAAATCTTCGGATAACACCGAATCCCCTTGGATGGGCCTTTTTTGCATATCCGAATTCATTCAAATGCTCCAACCTCCAACGTGAACCAGCACCAAAACCAAGCTTAACCATTGGCACTCCTTCAAAAGCACCCGTTACATTTCCGACTGTTGCGCTTTCGATTGTTTCTCCGGTTTTTCTGAAAACCTCTAGAGCTACTTGAAAGTCTTCAAGCGTTTCAGTTGCTGCGCCTTTCAAAGCTCTATTCGCAGACCTTCTCACTTTCGCATCGCCAAGCTTTGCTTCTAAATTCCGGATGACTTCATCGAAGCCTCTTAATGTAGCGCCACTAGTCATTTGATTCACCAATAACAACAATTAAATAATCACGGTTGTCATAATCGGGGCGAACGTCAATGATCTGCCATTTTTTATTTTCTAATCGGTGATCATTCACTTGTACAAAATGCTTATTGTCAGGTTGATAACTTGTTAAAGGATCTCTTATTTTTAAGGTCATCTTTGCAGTCATTGATTTTCCTGTTGAAATTTCGATATCCTTTAAACTAGGTGAGTAAACTTTAGCAAATGTATAAAATACTTTTTCAAAGCTCACATCCCTGCCATCTAATCCTTCAAGTACTTTTGAGTTATAAAACTCCACAGGAGTTCTTAATTCACTTGTATTGGTTTCTGGTTTCTTGTATTTAAACTCAGGCTTATTCATCTTCCACAACTACATCTTTGCTTAGATTGTTCGAAGCTACTAAATCGTATTCTTTAACAAAATCAGGTAATTTCTTCATCAATTCGTTTTTTCGATCATCATCAACTTCAAAAATGTCTCCAACGTGTCGGACAACATTTTCTTTCAAGTCAAAGAAATCTTGGATTGTTTCTAGCACTCTTTTCCTCCTATTGGGTGGTTTTGAAGTGATAACTCAAGGAGTTCTCCTTGAAAATTTGCAAAGAAAAACTCGACCTGATCATTGTACAGATATCTTGCACGTTCCAAGACAAGCTCTTCAGTGCGAGAATCTGACAAATCAAAAGCTCCTGTTAAGTCGAGAATTGCTTTTTCGGATGAGACTAACATCCTTGAAAGATTCCCGTCTTCTGCATCATGAAAGATTTTCATCCGCTCCTTGAATGTTCCTAGAAGCGGATGAAATTGTTTTGTGTCTTCCATTCGGTGTCACCACCTATTATTTAATTTTCAATACCCAGACAGCAGCAGTCTTTTCATCATGAGCCTTACCATAAGCGAATTGCTTAGCAGTGTAGAGGTTCAAATCTTCGAGAGCGTAAGTCTCAGTGAAGCGACCAAACTCGATTCCACCACCTACGAAGGCATCGTAGCGACCTTTGACGAATGTAGTCACTTTACCAGCGGTTTGAGCAACTGATTCAACCAAGATCAAGTTGTACGGCATTGCAGTTACATACGTTCCTTGAGCGTTCAAGGAAGTGTATTGTTTCTTGACATCCCACGCATCCGCTGGGTTGACTACCATCACGACATTTCCTTCAACTGCTACTGGGTTGCCGTCAGACTTAACAGAGTGATGTTTGTACACCACAGTCAATTCTTTAACAACTGTCGCAGAGTCAGCAAATGTAAGGTTTGTAGTTTGGGCCTCTTTTTCTGCAAAAGTTGTTTTATTGCCAGCTGCAGTTCCAGTGAGGGTACGAGAAAGACCGATGGGCTTGCCGTCTCCGTCACCGTTCAAAAAGGCAGCTTCCAAAGCAGCAGCGAACGCTTCTGTGATTTGAGCAGATACGAATGATTGCAACCAAGCAGGTCCGAATTTTTCAGAGTCTTTAGGGATGACTACAAATGCAGTCAATTTGTTTTGGATTGCTTCTTCTTCGTTGAAGGCTTGTTTCAATTGGCCTTGAATTTCCCCGTTGATCTTGCCCCAAAGAGCTGTTCCGGTCTGAGTTGATTTGAGGAATTTAAGGCGGATGCCAGCGTTCCGCAATCCGATGTGTTGCAAGAGTGGGCGAGATTTCACCATATCATCAAAGATACGGTCGATTGTTTCTTGTGGGAAGAGTTTTTCTACTCCCACAGGGGCAGTTTTGTCGATGTCGTTGAAGAATTCACGAGCTTCCGCAGTCAATTTAGCATCATAAGGGTTCATTGCTGAAACTTCCTCATGAGCAGCATGACGAGCTTGTTCCATCATTTCATTTGTCATCGACTCGATCATTTCATTGTAGAGTTTCGCTTGTTCTTCTTGAGGTGCACCATTTGCTACAGCGTTCAAGAAGTTCTGACGAATTTCGTTGAATTTGTTAGATAATTTCATTGTCATTGTATTTTTCCTTTCTAAAATGCAAAAAGACCGAACCCTTTCGGTACAGCCTCGTTTGTGTTATTTTCTGGACTTTCTGGAATATTGAATTTTTTCTGTACAAATTCGCTATTTTTAAAAGTCTCACTTGCGATTTGTCGAGCTTCTAGCTTATTAGCCACCAGCTCAGCGATTTTATCAACATCAGGAGTCATTGCTGATTTCATCTTGTCAATAAAGTCATGTGGGATCATTGGAGTTTCACTTGCGGCAAACGTCGGAGCAATCTCTCCGCTAAACATGACACGGTCAGCAAAGCCTTGATTTACTGCTGATTCAGCATCGAACCAGGTAGTCTTGTTCATCAGATCCAATAAATCATCTAATGCTTTTCCAGTTTTATCAACATAAGCATTTGCGATTGACTTATTAAAACCTTCAAGCACCCCAGCTTCATGAAGTAGAGCGTTGTGGTCTCCATCAACTCGTGATGACACGTTGTGGATCATGATTTGAGCAGTAGGGCTAATTTCTACGACATCACCAGCCATTGCGATAACGCTCGCTGCGCTTGCAGCAATTCCCACAATTTTAACAACTACTTTCCCTGAGTAGGCCCGTAATGCAGTATAGATTTCGCTACCTGCATATACATCTCCTCCCCCTGAATTGATGTGAACTTCAATGTCCTCACCAGTTTCCGGTAATACTACATTTTTAGGGGCGGTACAGTCCCAACCAAACCAATCATAGAGCCAAACATCATCGTTTGACACGATTGTTCCTTTAATCGGAATCACTTTCATCTTCTTTCTCACCTCCCTTCTCTACATCCTCACCAAGTTGATAGTTCTTAGTGATCAGAGGCTTGTCGCCCCACGGTACAGCTTCAAGGCCAAGTTCCTCACGGACCTCATTGATAAGCATGGAACCAGAAGAAATCAGCTTGTCAATACTTTGAGCAAGCGAGAATTTATCTCTTTGCCCTTCACCGACAATGACAAGGCGCTTATTGTCTTTGTATTCACTTTTGCTGAGCAAAGCAAAGTTCAAACCATCGCTCATTTTCTTCACAAGCGACTGGTAGCAATAGCTATTAAACATCTTCTGACTATTTTCCAGATTAGCCATGTCTCCATGCATCAGCGCAGTGGGAATTCCTAAGATGTCAGCTACCTCATCATCAAATTGCCTACGCAGCTTTTTGAGTTCATCTACGGATAGATTTGATGTACCAGTAGTGTTTGTCAGCTCAGAGTATTCCATTCCCTCTTGAGCTGGGACAATCGCTACTGTCTTTGTCGTAAATGATTTAAAGAGGCCGTCTGCATATCGTTGCATCTTTTCTCGTTTTGATTCATCAAAACTTGCATTCGTTCTAGTGCTGAGTACTCCACGAATCTGATTGTTTCGTGCAAGTGCTTCGACTAGTCGGGTGTGTAGTTTTTCATAATCGTTAAAGAGTTGAGTGAAATATTCTTGAAGACGATTGTTGTTGTATTGCAAGAAAATGACTTCATTCATCTTGAATGGTTTCTGGAAAGTATAATTTTGACAACTCACAGATGTGAATGTATCGTCGAACACAGCATATTTCTGTCGGATGTACGAGTCAGCAATCAATAACTGATCATCATTCGACAAGAAAATTAGTACTTCGTTTTTGGTTAATAAGCGATAAACCGCCTTTTGCCAAAACTCAGAAGCCGATTCATTCTTATTGGGCCTTACATTTAGCAGATAATCCCAATCAGTAGCCTTCTTTTTCCCATTATCGATGAATTTGAACTCAGATCTCGCAAAGATGCGGGCTACAAATTCAGCAGCCTTGTCAATCGACAGGCTCTTTAGTTGCAGATTTCCAAAGATCCGCTCCAGCTCATCAAATTCAAAACTTGGTTCCGGAACTTCTCGCTTGAATAAATTTAGCCATCCCAAGGCACCTCCTCCTTTCTTAAATTTTCTGCCTACCACCCACCCGGATTCGTCTTTTATCGTTTAAAGAAAGACTTTTTGGAGCGTTTGAGTTCCTTCTTGATTGATTCAAATTCTTTATTTGTTTGTAAGACATTTTGACCGCAAATATCTTCATGTCGTTTCACGGACTGGCTCAAAGTATTCAATTCAGCACTAATTGAACCAATCTTGTTCAACAATTCCATATTTTCTTTGCTTACTACTGCAAGCTCACATTCAAGCCCTTGAATCTTTTGTTCGAGTTGCNCATCCCAAGGCACCTCCTCCTTTCTAAAATTTTATGCCTACCACCCACCCGGATATTTTTTATCGTTTAAAGAAAGACTTTTTGGAGCGTTTCAATTCCTTTTTTATTGATTCAAACTCTTTATTTGTTTGTTCGACATTTTGACCGCAAATATCTTCATGTCGTTTCACGGACTGGCTCAAAGTATTCAATTCAACACTGATTGAACTAATCTTGTTCAATAGTTCCATGTTTTCTTTGCTTACTACAGCAAGCTCGCATTCAAGGCCTTGGATCTTTTGTTCGAGTTGTTGTTTCTTCTTCATTCGTTTGTTCATTTTGTTGTCCTTTCTAAAATTCCCAATCTTCGATCACATCAAGAAAGTCTCCAACAGTACTCTCCTGAATGATTTCTCTCTTGTAGAGAGCAGCAATAAAGGCATGGAATCCGTCAGTTTTTCGCCTCAACGGTTCCTTTTTCAAAAATCTCTTGTTTCCGTCTTTGTCTTCTTTGACAAAGGTATTATCGGTATACCAGAGCATTGATTTGTCGTTTTCAAAAATGAATCTTTCATTCGCAAATCCATCTTCAATGATTGGAGCTACCTTCGACTGTATCGCTCCTGGATTTCGCAAGAATTCATACTCAAAATCAGCTTCTTCCAGCAATGGTTTTAGCAAGTCCATTCGAAATCCGTCTGCGCAGACAATTTCGATATTGTACAGCTTGCGCCACTGGATCAATTTATCAACAAGTAATCTTGGATCTATACTTGGACCGTCTACGATAGTGAAGAGCCCTTGCTCCTGCCATTCACGGATTGGAGCTTTGATTTTAAACATATCCAAAAATTGCTTTCTAGCAAAACTGTGTTGCTTCCAGATAAATTCATCACCGTTTTTAAAGAGTAGACCAACGCTGGCAAAGTCTCTGATGCTTGCGTAGTCGAAACCAGCGACACAAGATCTTTCTGAGAGATCTATGCCAGGGCTTCTCAATGCAGCCATTAACTTTTCACGAGTGGTCACATCTTTTTCGATGTCGGCTTCTGGCAGATTCATCCGCTTTGTCATAAATTCTTGTCTGCCTGATGGTTCTAATTCTAAGTCATCATAGTCAGCTTTCGTTCTAGCTAATAGACGTTTGGCATAAGGTGTTGTCTCATCCAGCATTGGATTCGCTTTTGGCCAATTAGTCATATCGTCCACTTCTTCCGGATCATCTAACTTGCAGATAAAAGGGAATAGGCGGAACTCGTCAAGCTCGCCATTCAAGATCTTCATAGATTTTTCAATCATCTTGTCGTAAAACCCTTCACGAACGTGTCCATTTGTACCGTTGTAAAAGGTTCGAGCATGGGCAATCTTACCAAGTCCTGATCGCTGGATTTTAACAGCAGAGTCATTTTCAAACTGGTGAATTTCATCGAATTCAAGGCAGCCATCACGAGCCGAGTCCATTGTCTTTGGGTTGTTTGTCCGATAAGAAAAGACCGAGTTATTCCCTCGGCCTGTAATAGACATCTTTGTCAAATAGTAATGGTCTTCCAATCCTCTTCGCTGGACAGTCTCATAAACTTCCTCAAACGAGACCTTGCCTTGCTTCTCAGAGTTAGCTGTGATAGTCACATCGTAATCTCTGACAGGATAGAGAGGACTGATGAAGAATGCGTCCCGGCTGGACATAAAACCATTCTTTCCTCCCCCACGAGCAAGGGTCAGCAATATTTCATCAAATTGAGGTTCGCCATCTTCTTTCCGAAAAAGAAAGATAAATGGCGTGATGAACTTTTGATACTTAGCCAGTGGAAAGAAATTCTTCTCGGTGAACTGGATATATTTCTCAATCAAATCATTGTCAAAATATAAATCATCCCTCGGATAGATTTTTTCCTTGATGATTTTGAATAAGAGTGAGCGTTCTTTGTTGACTTTGATTTTTCCTGATTCGGCAAGTTCGATGTATTCATCAATCAGAGGATGAGAAATCACAACAGATCACTTCCGTCCGATGGTGGTTTCTTCTCGACTGGTGAATTTTCAACCTCAAAGTCAAATGATCGCTCAATCGCTAGTAGCTGATTGCTGGTTGTATTGATTTCTTTGATTAACGAGTTCGCTTTTTGAAATCTTTGCTGACCGTTATGGACGGTGATGACTAATCCATCTTGTTTGAGTCGTTCTTTCAACTCATACAGTAAACGGACCAGATAGAGATAGCGATGAACTTTCTCATACTGAATCGCATCTTTCTTTCGTGTGCTGAAATTGCCAATTTTGGAAAGTAACTGATTTTCCA